ATCAACGCCGGGAACACGTCNGGGTCGTCGATCGACGGATCGGCGGTGACGAGCCAGCGTGTCGGTAGATAGAGCGTGGGCAAACTCGTCTCCAATCGGATGGCTGCTCGGATCGCCGAAGCGATCGGAAAGGTGGTGCCGCGGCGGCAGTGCGCGAGCGATCACGCGCGCTGGCTCGACCCGGTGTGGCTTCGGACAAGCGCCAGACGATCGCATCCGAATTGGAGCTATCCGCCGGTCGCCCGTCTTGCGGGATTATGGCGTCCTGTTAGCTCTGCGGTCTGCCGTTCGGGCATCGGTTCAATGGCATGTCCGCCACGTTCGAAATCCGAACGTGACGACGGTCGGGGGGAGACGGGATGCGGTACGTGTTGGCGTTGTTCGCAATGGTGGCGGTCGGGACGGCTTCACCCGCGCTGGCCCGCAAAGAGAACAAGAAGACCGACCCGATCGCCGTGATCCAGGCGCGGATCGCGCAATTGCGTGCCGACCCGCAAGACCGGAAGTGTCTCGGCGCCGATGCCGTTACGTGCCTTGCCAGCCTCAGTCTTCGCGTTACGCCTACGACAGCGATAGGCGGCATTTTCGCGCTGCCGGGACCGGCCGGTCACGATATCTATGGCCGCACCGTTTCGGCCACGATGAGCTTTCGGGTTAGATTCAATGCCACGAATCGCGATCTTGTCGATGATGACGACGTCTACACCCAAATCGATCTCAGTGATGGCGAACACGTCGACACCATCTATTTCTCGCTCAACCAGAGTCCGCTATTTGCCCATACGGAGAGCGACTGGGATGCAACCCGCGTTTTCGATCTAGCCACGGCTGTGCTGGGCGCAGCTTGTGTAGGAACCGATCGGATTGGCTTTTACCGGCGCTATGACGCGATACAGAGGCAATCCAGCACGGACTATGTCGACCGCGGTCGTAACGCCAACCGCTACTCGCTACTCACCGGCAATATGAAGATCTGCGGCGTGACCATGTCCGTCGGATCGAGCAGCCAATATTCCCGTTCGTTGGGATACGGAAGCTCGCTCAGGTTCACGCTATGACGCTATCGATCCTGCTTCGGGCGCATAGACGTCCATCCTCAGCCCGGTAGCGAAAAGCCCAGCTTGCCCTCGCGGTGCGCCATTTTCATCGCCTTGGCGAAGGCATTGCGGTTGGCGATGATCTGGCTCTCGCTCAAGCCGCGCGCGCTATGATCGTGATAATGATATCCGCCGGAGCCATCGTTCGCGGCGGCCGGCGCGTTCGAATTGGCGGCGGCGCCCCCTAACATCGATCGTAAGGGCTGCGCGGCCCAGGCGGGGAGTACCATTTCCCGCTCATGCAGCATGGTCAGCCCGCCGTCGACGTCCCAAATGCCGCCGGCCCCGCTGGGAATGGCCAGAGTGGAAATGAAGGCCATAGCACCGGAATATGCCGTTGCCGCTGCCGCGGGCGCGAGGCCTGGTCCGACGATAGGGATGGCTGCCGTTGCGGCGTAGGCGCCTGACCCTGCGACGGCGGCATTGCTGGCAATCTCGCCGGTCGCCGCCGCCTTGCTCGCCGCCCCGCTCAGCAACAGTGCCGACAGATGCTGCACCAGCCATTTCTGGATGATCTGGGCAAGCGCGTCGGACAGGATGCCGACCATGCCCTTGTAGAGATTCTGGAGGGTGGCCGCAAACGACTGCTGGAATGTCAGAAGCTTGGAAAAGTTCTGGCTCCACAATTGGGCGGTCGCGTTGATCGCCTGTCGCTCGACTTGGCTACTCTCGAGCAGCGCCTTGCGCTTGAGATCGACGATCTTCGCATCTGACGCCTTGGCCGCATCTTCCTTCTTTTTCTGCAACGCCTTCCACTGCGTCAAATCGTTCGCGTACAGCTTCTGCTGGTCGGCGAAGAACTTCTCCTCGGCGGCCTTCCGAGCCTGTTCGCTCTTGATCTCTTCCTGGAGCAATTGGCCCTGAGTCTTGACACCCATCTGGACGAGGAACTCGCCGGATTTCTGGGCCGTGTCGATACGATCCTGCTGGTCCTTTTCGAAGTCCTGGATGGTTTTATCGTCGATCTTGGCCAATTCGGCGGAGGTTTTGCTGGCCGAGACGACGATTTGCCTATCGCCTTGCTCGGCGGCCTTGACCTTCGCGTTGGAAACCGGGGAGCCCTTTCCGGCGCTCCCGCCACCGGCTGGCCGCCGTACACCCCGGCCACCGCCCTGGCCGGACGTGCCCCCGGTTCGACCATTGTCGCCACCTTTTTCATCCGTGCCGCCGGGCACATGCGCGATTCCGCGGGTGGGAGCCGGACCGGGCACGGCTTGCCCGTTAGCCGCTGCCGCCATCGTCTTCGCCAGGTCGGCATAGACTGCCTTGATCTTCGCCGCCGTCTCGATCGCATGCTTCTGGATGCGGTCGAGTCCCGATTGCCAGTCGCCTGCGATCGCGCCCCAATTCAGCGTGAATACGTCGCGCGCGATCGTGCCCATCATCGTCAGCCGGTCGATGAACAGGATGATCGCCGCCTTGATCACCTCGATGACGATGATCACGCTGTCCTTCAGGATTTGCCAGGTGTCCTTGAACAGGTTGAGTGCGGTTTCCGCCATTTGGGTCGCATTCGGCGTCTTCACTCCGAACGCGTCGCTGATGTCGCTCACCAGCGCCCCGACGATATCGACGACCGCATCCCACAGCGCTTTGAAGATCCCAGCTACCGCGTCGATCTCCACGCCCAGCTCTTTGACCACGAGGATGACTACGTCGAAGATCTTGGCCACCGCGCCACCCGACGTGTAGCTGTCGATACAGGCTTTGACCAAGCCAGTGAAGCTGTTGACTATATCGGTCAGCACCGGCGCCAACGCATCGGTCAACACGTTGCCCATGCCCGTCCAGGCAAGTTGGGCTTCGTTGACCGACTCGCCTAGTTTGGTGCCGCGCTCGATCGCCCGGTCGTTGGCGGCACCATAGGATTCGGTCTTCTGCGCCAGTGCAGAGATCGCCGCGCCGCCCTGGTTCAGGAATGGGATCGCCTCAGCGCCGCTCTGGCCCATCAATTTGATTGCCATCGCGGTTTTTTGCGGGCCATCGGCGGTCTTGGCGAACTTGTCGGCAACCGTGGTCAGGATCGTCATCTGATCCGACCCGGCCTTGATATCGATGCCCAGCTTCTTGAACGAGTCGGGACTCTGTTTGAAATTCTTGTCCAGCGCTGCGGTGCTCTGCGATAATTTGGTGAAGTCGGTTCCGGTCGCCTTCGCCATGCCCTGCAGCAATTGTACCTGGTGCGTCGACATGCCGAGCTGCTTGGACAGGACGGTGATCTTCTCGGACGACTCGCCCATCGCGATGATCGCTTCGGCCGCCTGCTTGCCGACCTCGATCAGGCTGCCCGCCATCTCCTTGGCACCGTTGATCCCTTCGACCAGCTTGCCGAACCCGCTTTTGCCTTCGCCCGACTTGGCCGCCATTTCCTCCAGCGCTGCGCTGTTCTCCTTCAGCGAGATGGCCATTTCGTTCAAGCCGCTCACGATCTCCTGCGGCTTCAACCCACGCATGCTGGCGGCCAACCCGTCGATCGACTGAGCGTTGCGCTCGACCGCGCCGCGCATCCCGGCAAAGCCTTCGGTCATGCTGTCCGCGGCGCCCTGGACCGAGCTCTTCAGTTCGCCCAGGTCGCCGCGAACGTCCTGCAAGCCCGCCTCCACGCCGGATGTGTCGGCCGTGATCCGGATGGAGACGATATCGCTCATGACATGTCCTTCAGTTTCTGGAGTATCGCTTGCGATGCGGCCGCAGTATCGCCGCCGGCGACGGGCATCGCGACCTCGGCGGAAAGCCGCGCCAACGTGGGCTGGTCGGGAGAGATCTCCCGTGTCTCCACCGAATTGCGGTCGTCACTGGCGATCAGATCGACTCCCAGCGCTCGCGCGATCGCAACCGCCGCAATATTGAGCGGAGGGCCGGTTCGCCGCCAGGTCCGATGCTGGGCATCGACATCGGCCAGCCCCCAGTCGCGTTCGATCGCGACCTTCGATCCGCCCTCTATCCCGGCGGCAATCAGATCGTGGACGAGCTCGGCAAGTCCGTGCTCGAGGCTCCCACCGACGCCATTTCCGTGGGAGCCGTCGCTTCCCCCTTGCGCTTCAGCCCCGATTCCTCGCTTAGCTCCAAGAATGCCGTCTGGAGCCCGACGAACTCGTCCATCGACACGTTCGCTTCCAGATAGTCGGCGGTCAGCACGGGATCGATCTTGACCAATCCGATCGACAGCACGTTGAGCAGATCGAGCGCCGAATCCATCAGATCGGACAGTGATCCGCTGCCATCGGTTTTGCGCTGGATGTTGTCGATGAACGGTGCCGCCCGGCGCAGTTCGCCGAGCTTGTAGGGCGCGATCGCGAAATCGCGCCCAAGGACGTGGATATTGGCCATCTTACTGCGCCGACCCCCATTTCAACACGTTGCCCGACGGATCGGCGAATGCCGAGAAATCGAGTTCCGGGATCATGAAGTCGTCGACCTTGGTTTGCAGCGCGAGCTTGTTCGAAACGCAGGAAAACAAAGTCAGCGCCAGCCCGTTGCCGCCCAGTTGGTTGAAGAAATCGGCACGGAAGGTAGGCGCCTGACCCATCTGGAGATTCTGCACCACCGAGGTCTTCGCGACGGTGGAGGTCGCCGTGTAGCTGTAGTTGATGAAGACCACCTTCCCGGTATCGGCGGCGGCGAACAGATACGCGCCGGCGGTGACGCTATATTGGCCGGCGGTCGGAGCGGAAGCGACGCGCGTCATCGGGTTGCCGCTGGCATCGCGTACGCCCAGGTCGCTCGCCCAGGTGCCGCTGCCGGGCACGGTCGGCGTGATCGTGAACGGCGTCGCCGGGATCGTCGCGCCGGTGACGTCGTTGACGATGCTGTACAGGCTCGACGTCACCGTCTGGCCAAAGAACAGGCTGTTCATCACCGCGCCGTTGAACTGGCCGTATTTGGCCTTGCCGGTGATCTTCATCTTGCCGCGGCCGACTGCGACCGGGAACTGGTTGGAGCCGTACAGCTCCTTGATGTCGCCCTGGATATCGATCGAGACTTCCTGCGTCACCGCGAGCATCAGCGGCGTGGGATTGGCGATCGCTGCGCCCGTCGCGTCGAAGGTCGGCGTGCCCCACAGCACCCCGGCACCGAAATTGTACATGGCCATGCCATTTCTCCAATAAAAAAGCCCGCAGGAAGCGGGCATTGGCGTTCGTAGTTGAAAGTAATTGGCAGCTTAGATGGGAGCGCAGCCCGCGCGTGCGATCTGGCGCCGTTCGTCGTCGCTCAAGTCGGCGGGCGCGGTGAGCACACCATCCTCGACATGGATTTCGCGCCCGGTCGACAGCGTGATCGCACCGACATGGGCCGGCGCCGCGAAGCGCGGCGGCGTAGATGAGGTCGCCGCTGCGTCGTCCGCCGTTGGCGTCGGGGGATCAGTCTCGGCCGCGGCGGATTGCGATCGTGCCATTGGTGTCTCCGTTATCGTCAGGGAAGGATGATGGTGATCGGCACGATCAGCATGGCCTGACCGTCCAGGTCGCCATTGTCCTTGTGGATCGTGCCGTCGATGAACGCGCGATAGGCGAGTCCGCCGAGCGTCTGCCGCGCACCGGGAAGCGCGGGGCGAAACGCCGCCTCGATCGCGTCGAGGATCACGTTGCTGGTTTCGGCTGGGGTCGCCGCCTGATCCTTGCCGCCGCGATGATAGATGATCCAGCTCGCGCGCAGGCTGTGCTTGTCGAGCTGCCCGTCGAGCGAGGTAACCGTCTCGGTGCCCTCGATCTGGTACAGTCCGGGCTCCGGCGCCTTGTCCCACATCTTGAGTCGGCGCGAGCGCTCGACAAAGCTTTCGTCATTGCCCCAACGCACGTCGCCCAGCGCCAGCAATGCGTCGAACACTTGGTTGCGGCTAGTCATCCGATCGCCTCCTGTGCAGCGGTGATCGCCGCCAGTTTCAGCGCCGCGGCGATCTCGTCGGCCTCGTCGCCCAACGCGCTCGCCAGATAGGGGCGCGCCGGGAAACGGGACCCGGGATGGTGGATCACCCGCGCGAAGACATGTTTGCCACCCGCCGCGAAGGCGAGTGCCTTGGCCTTGTCGGGCACGATGTCGTGCGGTGACGTACTGCCACCGTGCTCCAGGATCGCCGCGTAACGTACGCTATCATTGACGAATACCTCGCCGACGATGCTGTCGCCCTTGGTCTCGACCATGCGCTCGACCGCGCTTGCCAGCCGCCCGGTGCGCGCGTTCAACATCTGGCCGTGGAGCTTGTCGTCGATCACATGCCGCTGCAGCTCGGCGGTCGCCGCCGTCGCCTTGGCTTCGACCGCCGCCGACACTTGCGACGACAGGCGGTCGAGGCCTGCGCTCAACCCTTCGGCCTCCAGCGTCACGCTCACAGTGGCGCCGCCAACATGTAATTGTTGAGCCGGGCGAGTACCGCCTGGTGCATCGCCTCGCGGCTGAACGCGACGGTGGTCGCGCCCGAACTCGCGTGGCTGGTCTCGCCGATATGCGTGCGGGCCGAATAGGCCTCACCGACCAATTCGGTCACGGCCAGCATCAAGTCGGCGGGAACCGCGTCATATCCGGCGACATAGGTCACGCGTACCGGCCGATCGTACGGCGTGCGCGATCCGACCAGGATCACGCTGCGCCCGTCGGTGGCCACGCCTGATGCGGCGCCCACGGCATCGACCGCATTGTCGATCCGCGTTTCGCCCCATTCGACGGACGTCACCGACTGGACCGGCCAATTCCGCAATAGAAACCGCGATCCGCCGGTGCCGCGATAGGTCTCGACATGCGTTGCGGTCAGGACGGTGCGCTGGATCGTGTTCTCGACGAATGCCGACACCTGGGTGACCAGATCGCCCAGTAGCGCGTCGTCATTGTCGCTTGAAATGTTGAGCCAGCGTTTGACCGCCGACAGATTGGTGAGGTCGCCCGCCGCCATGACGTCACGCTGCCACGAAGATGAAGCCGTGCGCGCGCAACTCGGCGGCAGCGAGGACCGGAACCCTCACGATGCCCTTGGCATCGGAGGCAAACGACTGTCCGCGCCAGCTGCACCCGGCGCCGTTCTCGTGGTGCATCGCGACGGTATCAACGATCGCCACCTTCGTCGTGCGGCGCGTGGAAGGGTTGTCGGCCAAGCGGCATCTCCTCTGAACGAAAAGGCCCCGCCGGTCATCGCGGCGGGGCCAGGAAAGCCCGGGGCAGGGGGGCTTTGTTCCCCTCCCGCTCGGCGG